TAGAATCAATAACTTTATGATAGTAGATTCTTCCATCTATATACCATCTACGAAAGATGTCATGGCCTTTTTCATTAAAATTAAGAAGTCTCAGAACTTCATCAAATTCGTTTCTGATCCTTCTTTTAATTTTTTCTGAATATGGGATATTAATTAGATCAATTTGGACTGCAACATCATTAAGATTAGAAATAATACCTTCATTAACGATATCCTCAATTGCTGCATCACACTCGGCCTGCATTGCGATATCTCTATATTTTCTGATAAAATCAAGGTCAGATCGTTCTCTTCCATCCGTATCTAAAACAGATGAAAAGAAACCGCCACCAGCGATCTCAATTGCGCCATCATCAGGAGTGGGGTCCGTGAAAGTTTTTTCACGGGGGCCCATATCCTTTTGTGCTTTTTGTATTGTAAAGCCAAATAATTGTGCCATTCTAAAATGTCTCCTACTGACTATTTAGTAGGGTTTAGATTAGAAGCTGAAGTTTATTAAACAACTATTGGACTCCAGCTATGGCCGCCGTTCCGCCAACACTTACTCCAGAAGCTTCAAAGTGTTGATATCTCCAAGTGATTTCAAATTCTTCAATTGCATCGGCAGCATCAGAGGTTAAGTCAATAGCAGCCAAACTGGTCGGCCAAGAATTTCTAAATATGTAATGTTTTAGAACTTTATCATCACGGTCTAACTGTTCAACCATAAGGTCACTCTGATAAGCAGCGGGATCAACAACACCTGTTCCATCAGCAAGGTCATTAATACCATTCATCCAGTTTTCAATTCCAGTTCGAACCATAAAGTCTGTATCATTCATAACTGTAGTTGTCCACTCATCAGCAAATTCCCGATCCCCAGCAATATAAATTTTACGTCCACGAAATGGAACTTCGATAGGCGTAAGTGTCTGGCCTGGTAGGTTCGCTGCCCTAACCAAGAATGACGTTCTGCGAAGGTGGGCTTCAAGACCCGTACTAATCCCAGTTGGGGCTGTAATTGTTACCCGAAACTGATTAGCTCTTGCACCACCACCGATTAGACTAGCTTTAAAGTCATCTATATTAGCCATGATTAACCTCCTACCTCACTAAACGATACGCCGGTTCGAACCGCAATAAAGTTTAGTGTAATGAAATTGATTGATCGAGCGGGTTTAATATAAATGTCACCAATAAATTCATTTCGGTCAATAACATCTTCAGTATTATTTGTAGAGTCACAAACCACCATGAAGTCATATATACCTCGGCGACCTTGAACATCCCTCAAGAAAGGTTCTACCATTGCTCTAAATTGTGTTCTTGTAAATTCATCGTTGAACTCAAAGAGCATATATTTAGCAGCCGTTGCAATTGCCTTTTCAAGTACCAAGAATAACCGTCTTACGTTGATACGGTCAAAGGCACTTGGTTTGGTAAGAGCAGTTTTGTCACCAAAGAGGGTAACACCCTGGCCAGGAAAATCAACAACAGGATTAACCCTTGCCCGATAAAGTTTATCACGATCTGCTTTTTCTGGACTAAATGACAGTTTAATCGCACCACGAACTGCTCCACGAGTATAACCAGCTGGTGACCACCAAGGATCAGCAACACCATCAGTGTATGCACAAAGTCCACCAATATCACCATTTAACGGCACATGCCGATATACGTCATTATACTTATCATACATGTATTTGTATCCACTGTCATAAACCATATAAGATGAAGATGGACAAAGGTCATATGCAATTTGTACGTTTGAACACTGTTGGTTAGCAAGAGCAACCCCCACTGTTGCAGAACGATATGGAGAAACAAATCCTACACAATCTTTTCTCTCTTCAACAAGAGCAGTAATCATAGTAACATGAGCATCCTGACCGGCCTTTGTATCAGCCACACCAGAACTTGGTCCACCTAATATTAAGTTGATATCAAGAGCTTCTACATCTGCAAACTTATCGTATGCAGTTTCAAGTTCTCCAGCAGTTACAGAATAATCATCTGTTCCACCAGTTAGTGTATCAATTGTCATTGGAATAACACTTGTATACGCAGAAGTTGTATCTGTACCCCAATTGGAACCACCAGAAATATGATCTGTCCAGTAAATATAATTGGATCCCTTGTGAATAACATCTGGATAATAATTAGAACCACCTTGAGCAGTTTTTGCAACAGGGTTTTTTGACAGGTTTTCCCACACTTCTAGAACACCTTTAGTTCTATTTCCTACCAGATCATTATCATATCCAGTGAGAGCACCTGTAGCATCGGCTATAACAATATGAAGTTCATCATTGTTGTTAGCAGCACGTGCTTCTGATGCCCATGCAGAAGTTCCAGGCGCAGAAGCAAATAAATCATAATATTTCCAACGCCGTCTTATGTATGAATTATCTGCAATATCAGTTTGTAAACCTCTTCCTTGTGGATCATCTTTTAGACGAATTGTTAATACATTAGTGGTTGTATTGATGGCAGTAACTTCATATTCATTCCAATCATCTATTGTAACCAAGCCAGTAGTGTCTGAATAGAAAGAGATTAAATCTCCTACATTAAACGCCCACCCAGTTTCATCTGCATTATCAACTGTGATTGTAGTATCGCCTGCACTTGCACTGGCATCATCAACTTGATTAGAACCCCCAAGAAGTTGTTCATATGATGTAGCAGTTGGACACATTTCTACACGCAGCGAATTGCCCCATGTTCCAGCAGAACGAGCTGCCCACTCTCCATGTGAACCCTCTCCCGCAGCAAAACTATCTAAATAATGTTCATCATCTCTAATAAGAATGCCGCTATCTGCACCAGCATTTAATATGCTAGATTCTGCACGAACTACTCTTAGTTGATCGCCATATTGAAGAAAGTTTGCAGCAGTAAACCACCACTCAAAGTTTGACCCATTTGGCTTACCAAATATTTGTACCAATTCTTCCTCTGAACCAATTGAAGTTACCGAACTAACTGGTCCTTTTTGAAAAGGCCCGGCGACAGCAGCGATAGACGTAGCAACAGCAGGAACAACATTGGTAAGATCAATTTCTCTGACATGTACGCCAGGTGAAACTAAAAAACCCATATCCTTACTCCTTTAATCTTAGAGTTATTATCTACAGATATTTATAAAAACTATCTTTTACACAACATTTTTTATAAGTGTTATATCATATAAATAATAACATGAATATTCATTACGAAAAATATAAAAATACGATAAAGAAGGTGTCAAAAAGGAATTACCAAAAACGGGTATTTCTTCTTAACGAATTTCTTACACAGAAATCTTGTATTCATTGTGGCGAGTCAGAGCATGTCTGCCTGAAATTTTACCCCCACGATGCAGAGATACGCAAGATATCTAAGAGAGTTGGAACCAGTGATGATTGTCGTAAAGAGGTGTTTCATCTAATAGATCAGTCAGTTATTTTGTGTTATAACTGCTACATTAAGAAACATCACGATTTGATTGAATTCATATAAAACGGATAATTTACCAATCTGTCCCATAATCTCTGACAACTGGAGCCCAACGTGTTCCATATTCATCAACCATTTCACCTATATTTTCGTCTTCTAGGCCAGTAACCACAAATCCAAATGGGGCCATATCCTGTTCTAGTGCGTCCTGTTGTTCACGCATCATGGTTGCACGAATGTCTATATCTGTTAATTCCTTGAAATATTGTTGGTCACTAGCCCATGCAAATAGGAATAAACAAGATACCAAGTCATCTGTACACCCCTCATCTGCTTCAAATGAACTCCCCTTTACGATAAAGGTGGACAGTTCACTAATAGTATCCAAATCTTCTATAATGAGTTTATTGTCCTCAATCATTTGTTTCAAGTTAGAACACCCCATCTTTTTGACTGCTTTAGTAGTTCTTACCCCCAATTGTGCTTTACCCCCTGAAAACCCTCCACCAAGGACTTGTCCCGCACGACCTCGCATAGAAGCCATCATTAGGTTGTCATACTCCAAATCAAACTGTAAAGTGTTTGCTACCTGTTCCCCTATGTCGTTTACCTCTACCATAACGAATGCTTGATTATATGCTCGTGCAACGTCATATATTTTACTAGGAAATAACAGGGGTTTAATCTCATTATCCCTATATTTTGCGACTAATTTGTATGGTATCTGGGATATATCAATAACTGTAAAAGCAGAATAGTCCCTAGAAGTTCCCCTTGACACATCAACTGGTATGATGTATGTGTGATTTTCTTTGGGTTTTTCGTATTGGTCCAGCCCCGCATTGGATTTTGTTGGCTCTCGATATGTGAGTTGTCTAAGTTTTGCTGGTGTGATGAGTGTATCAATAGAACCCAAAAACTCACATTCAAACTCTGTGTTGAACTGAGATTCAGAGGTGTTCTTAATCGTTTCCTCTTTCCATGCTACATCTCGGCCAGGAATCTCACTCCAATGAACCTCAATGGGAACATAACTATTTCTGCCTTCTTCGGCATCGACCCACATTTTATAAAACATATTCATGCCGTGGGGTGTAGATACGATTATTACTTTACTCGTTTGTCCAGAAGATATAGTGGGATATACTGAACTAAAAAATTGTTCTGCTACATTAGCAGGGACATAAGCGAACTCATCTAAGAAAATAATATTATAGGAACCGCCACGAACGGCACTAGCACTAGTAGACGAAGCCAAAATTTTAGAACCGTTTTCAAGTTCTAAACTTCCTTTGTTCCAAGTCATCACTCCTTGTTGTAACCACTTGGGTAAATGCTCGTATGCTAACTGTAACCGTCCCAAAAGATCACGAGCAGTTGCGGCCTTATTAGCAAGAATAGCCACATTCACTGTTGAGTTAAACAAAACATAGTGAAGTATGTATGCTATAATAATAGTTGATTTTCCAGATTGTCGAGGGAGTTTGCATATGGTGAAACGGTTATTGTGAAAAGTTCCCGCCATTTCCTTTTGAAAA